CGTGAGCTTTTCCTCGTTGCGTAGCATTTTTCGCTGCTTTCGGGTCCTATTTTTTCATCTTTACTTTACAGTGCCTTTTTCCCACAATCCCGCCAGCATGGCGTCGATGGTGGGATCGATGGTTTCCCCGCCTCCCGCAGACTGCGGGCCGGCGGAGGATTTGGCCGCCGCTTCCTGTGCGGCGCGGGCGGCCGAAGCCTTTAGGTCTTCGGCATGCCGGTACCGCAGGTAGGCGTCGGTCAGCGTTACCCCTTTGAGCGCCGTTTGCAGCACCGTTTTGGGAACGGCGGAAAACGCGGTCAGCTCGGGGAATTCGCGCTGCAGCTCGATGAACTCATCCGCCAGCCGCTGCGTAAGCGCGGCCTTTTCTTCCTGCGCGGCGGCGGCTTCCGCCCGGCGCCCAGCCTCAAAACCGGCCATGTGCCTGCGCTTTTCCGCCTCGAAAAGCCGTTTGGCGATCGGCTTGCTGCCGCCGCATTCCGCCAGAAGGGATTCGTACAGCTGCCTGTCCTGGCTTTTCACCAGGGCGTCCGCCATTTCGTTCAGGCTCTTCCCGTTAGCCGCCGCCAGATACCGGAGCTTGTCCAGCGTCGGCGTCAGCTCGTCAAACTTGAGCCCCTTCTGCGCGAGGCTCTGCGCCTCCTCGAGGGTCAGCTCGCGGCTGACGTGGTTAAACTGAACCGGAATGGTGATCGTCTGCGCCGCGGAAGCCGTGCCTGCCTCCGGTGTGGTGTCCGGCACATGCCCGGCCTCTTCGGCGGGTCCCGCTGCTGCGGTGGCTGCGCTCTGGTCCGGCTTCGCCTGCTGCGCGGCATGCTCTGCATGCACGCCGTCCGGCGCCGCAGACCCGTCAGGCTGATCCTGTGGTACGGTGTCGGCCTGCTGCATCGGTGTGTATTCTTCCATGTGTTTATTCTCCTTTCACCCATGGTGAGGGCGATTGCTTAAGAAGTTTTCGCCGGCCTTTTAAAAAAGGCCGCGGGGGCGCGGATGTGACCGTCCGCGGTGAGTTTGCCGCAAAGCGGCAAACGTCACACAGGGGCCGCAATGTTTCGCCTGCGGCGAAACTTGCCGAGGAAGCTATGCTTCCTCGAAGCGTCCCGCAGGACGCGAAACCCTCTGCCTTCATAAGGATCAGGAAGGGAGACGCAGCAGCCCGGTGGGCTGCTGCACAAATGCGGCGTGAAGCCGCATAAACGGTCTTCGCTGTCCTGTTCCAAAGAAAGCGGACTTTGCCCGCGCCTGCCCGTCTTATTCGGCCGGCGTCTGCGCGGTGCCGTCGTAATCCAGAAAATTCCGCCATTCGCGCTGTGCCTTTTCCGCCGCGTACGCCTGCGCACGCTCCTCCGGCGCGCCGTATGCCGGTGCCAAAGCGGCCTTCTTCCGGCTTTTCCGCCCGCGCGCGCCCGGCGCCGTATGGGCAGGCCGGGCCCGCCGTACCGGCGGCGTACGCCGCGCAGCGTATGCGCCGGCCGCCAGAATCCCGGCCAGAAATGCCGCCAGAATCCAGCCGGCGGCGTATACCATATTCATCATGCGTCCCATCCCCCTTTCATATCCCGTGCCGTCACCCCGGAGGGCGCATACAGCCGCTGTCTGGGCAGCGGCTGACGCCACGGACGGATTTCGTGCTCCAGCCCGTAGCGCAGCGCATCCAGACAGTGGTTGAAAGCGTCAATCGGCTGGTTGGTGTATGCGCCGGTAGCGGGATCCTTCTTCCAGGTGTAATTTTCCAGCTCCCGGATGGTGCCCGCGCAGCGTTCGTCCACAAGGATTTCCTGCTGGTTGAGCCATTGAATGCCGTGCAGAAGGCTGTCCGCGCCCTTGCGCGAGCTGCGGATGCGCGGGACGCCGCGCATGCGGATCTCCTCGATGCTTTTCGGCTCGGCGCCGTCGGCGGTAATGATCTCCTTGGCCAGGCCCAGCGCCTTGATGGCCTCGGCAATCTTGTCGTTGAGCAGGTGCTCGCCGATGTATTCGCCGAGAATGTACACGCGATGCCGGAACCCGTCGTACCGCCCCCAGACCAGCGCGGAAGGATCGTTCACATAGCCGAAATCCAGCCCGCAGAAAAAGCGCGCGCCGGCGTATTCCTCGGGCGCGATCCGCCGTTTGGTCACGCAGGGGTACACCAGCTTGTCCAGCGTGGCGAACTCCCCCAGCGCGTATATGCGGTAATAGGCGGGATTGCGCTTTTGCAGCGCCTCCAGCTCCTGCCGGTAGGCGTCGGTGAGAAAGCGGTTGTCGCGGTAGGTGGTGCGCACAATGCGCGCGCCCGGCGGCGGCTGCTCGAAAAAATAGCGGTACACCCAGTTGGCCTTGGAAACCGGGTTGAACATCAGGTAGATCTGCGGGTCGTCCTGCGCGGGACGAAGACGGAGGTTGAGCTGTAAAAAATCCTCTTCGCTCAGCTCGGTCGCCTCTTCGATAACGATGTCGGTGATGCCGGTGATGGATTTGATTTTTTCGGGGTCGTCCAGCCCTTTGAAAATGAAGTGCGAGCCGTTGGCAAGCGAAATCTGAAAATCGCTGCGGTTGACTTTGGCCATATCCAAAAGGCCGCCGGCGGACAGTAAGTCGAGAAACAGCTGAAAAACGGAATGCCGCAGGGTAGCGCCGACCTTGCGGATCACCAGCACCTTGCGCGGATGGTTGAGGGCTTTCAGAAGCACCTTCTGACACGCGCCGTAGGATTTGCCGGAGCCCGCCCCGCCGTAGTAGACCTCGAGGCGGTGGGAATAGTCGTCGATCCGGTCGTAAACCCAGTCGTTGAAGGCGCCGGGGTTGAGGGCTTTAGCCATCCTTGAACCACGCGCTTTCCATCAGCGTCACCTCCTGCCGCTCGATAAAGCCGCCCGCCGCTCTGGCGCGCAGCTCGGACGCCTTCAGGCGGTCCTTCAGGTCCTTTGCCTCGTCGCGGATGATCCCCGTCCAAAAGGCGTTGATCTCGGCCATATCGGCAATCCGCGGCGATTCCAGCACCGCGTCGCGGTCGATGACGAAGTCCCTGAGCTTTTTCAGGTTTTCATACCCGATGTTCCCGAAGGAATGGTCGCTTTTGGCCTGGTACCCCGCCAGCCTTGCCGCCTCGGCGGCGGTGTGCCCCTGCTTGTAGTAATCGATCCACGCCTGCTGCTTGGCCGTCAGCTTCATACATACCACCTCCGTTGTATGCAAACCTTGTAGTCAGATAAGCAAAATAATCCTCCATAACCCACCCGCCGGTCTCGCTGTGCCGGCACAAAGAAAACCCGCGGCGGTTCGGCCGCGAATAGGCAAAGAAAAAAGTTTTGCGGAAAATAGGGCGATACGCCCTATTTTCTCTCGCCAAAATGTAAACGCAGGCAAAAATAGGTCAATTATCCCTATTTATCCCCACCAAAACATAAAAACACGAAAAAACAGGGGTATTTGCCCTATTTTCTCTCCATAAGGCGCGAGCGAGCGGAAAAATAGGTCGTATACCCCTATTTTCTCCCCCGCGGCGGTGCACTCCCGGCGTCGGCCGGCCTATCTCCAGTAGATAGTGCCTAGACAGACGGTCGTTCGTCGAAGGACGAACGACCCGGAGTTTTCCTTTCCGGCCGTAAATCGTGGCCGGAATTTCGGCTGACGCCGAAAGCGGAAAACGTCCTGCGTACTATTTAAATCAGTCCGAGGCCGGCCAGCCGGGGAATTACCACTCAACTCGAACCGCGGCGTCGAAATCGCCTGCGATTTCGTTTGCCGCGACCACTCAGGCGAGAAAAGCGTTTTTTGCCTACTTTTTCACGCTTGAAAAAGTAGGTGGCCTGCCGGCGACAAGTCGCCAGCCGGAAGAAATCCTCGCAGGCCAAACGCCGGCCTGCGTTTCGGAAAGCGTTCCGCTTCCGAAACCGGATTTTTCCTTGCCGGGTATCCGGCAAGAGGATACTGTCAATGGTTTGGCAGCCAAACCTTTCCCAAGTATGCGGCGCAGCCATGTTCAGCACGATACTGCACGGGTGCCGCGCCGCACCCCCTTTTGGCCTAAGCCCCAAAAGGGGGCAAAAGCGCTTTTTCCCG